AGAGCAGGTCTGAAGCCTCAACAGATCTTTTGTGATGCTGGAGGATTAGGGCTGCCAATGGCACAACAGTTGGCAGAAATGGGCTGGCCAATGCACCAGATCAATCTGGGAAGTAGAGCCTTTGAGCCTGACAGATTTGCAAACAGATCTGCAGAGATGTGGTTTAATGCAGCCAGACAAATAGAGAAGGCTGATATTGTTCTGCCAGACGATGAGATCCTGCACGCCCAGCTTACAAACAGAAGAGTACAGACTACGAAGACAGGGAAACTGAATCTTGAAAGCAAAGCAGAATGCAGAGCTAGAGGCTTCAGTAGCCCAGACAGAGCTGATGCCTTTGTAATGGCAGCTTCATATAGTTCAGAGTTTCTAATGGATTCTGGGCCAAGACAGGCAACACTAGAGGACATCTTTGCAGAGGGGCTAATGGAACTTAATGATGAAAATCAACTACGGACGCAAATGGGAATTAATATAGGATGATAAAGGTAATAAGATTAATTTTGGAAATACTAAAACAAGCTTTTGGTTATGCTAAAGAAACAGAAAAAACACAGATACGGAAGCAGGCTAGTGATCGTCGTGATAGGAAGCTGTCTGCTTTGGACAAGTGGCTGCAAAGCCCCTCTAAGATTGGACAACACGAAGAGGCTAGTGGAGATGAATCCAGAGGGATTCAGGGACGCAGTGAACAGCAGCCCAGCGGGGAGGAAGTTCGTTAAAGATAGTTTAGAGGTTATTGTTGATTTGGAGTATGAACTAGAGAAAGGAACAGAATGACAGAGGAGCAAGAGCAACATTTAACTGAATTAACTGATACCTTCAGGGAACTTTTCACTGAGAAGTACAGGAAAGGGCAGGCTGAACATAAAGATAATCTGTGGGACAGAGTTCCGCTTGTGAATGATTCTATTGAGGAAGCTTTGGATAGCTTTGCTTATGCAGTAACACTAAAGAACCAGCTTAATCAGGTAAAATTTCACATTGAAACAGCTAAAAATCAGTTGCAAAGTGATCCCGGCAATTGCGAGAAGCACTTGGGGAAAGCATTAGCCTTCCTAAAATAGTTCTTTTTCGCAGTTGTCATATCTGTGTGACCGTCCTTCCTTCTGGAGGGGCGGTTTTTTTATGACTAACGAAGAGCAAGCAGATGCTTTTTCTAATGACCTCACCAGATTAGTAAACAGATATCTGGTAGAGTTCGATATTAGCTACCCAACAATGGTAGGAGTGATTCATATGCACGCTGCAGCCTTAGCTTTAGAAGGAGTTTTAGAAAACAAAGATGAAGAAGAAGAGGCTGACTGACTAAAATGGACAGGGAAAAATTAAACGCCAACGTATTACAGGATTTGGCAGACAGAAGCCTCTGGGATACTAGACAGAGGATGTTTTATGAGATGCGGCATCACGGTCTACGAAGGAAAACAAAGCCTTGGCCAACAGCTTCAGATGCACATTTCCCTCTCAGTGATTCAATAATAGAAAAGTTAAAGCCACATTATTTTCAGCAACTTTTTGCTACAGATTTAATAGCTTCATTTATTCCAAACAGTCCACAGGTTACAGAACTGACAACAGCAGCAGCCCAGTGGTTTGATCACAGACTGAAACAGAAAAGTAATCTGGAAACAGAAATTCTTTCAGCAATTGACTCAACTCTGGTCAGTGGTCAGGGAATAATGAAAGTTGTTTGGAATCATTCAAAAAGCTGTTTGGATTATTTTTCAGTAGACCCTCAGCATATGATTGTTCCGCCAAGTACCAGAAATCTGGAAACGGCTGACAGGATTACACAGATCAGCACCTACACAGTAGATGCTTACAGAAGAAACAAAACTTTTAATCAAGACCCTGAAGTAATCGAGCAGATCATAGGAACCTATGACGAGGATTCTGGAGATCTGACCACAAGAGAAATCAAGTACCAGAGAGAAGGCTTAACCTTCGACAGCAGCGGAAAGATAATAGTCTGGGAAGTTTACTACAGATGTTCTGAATCAGGTGAGTGGAGAATCTGCACTTACTCACCAGCACAGCCAGATCTCGATCTGCGCCCTGTGATGAAGATCCCGTATGCTCACGGCAAGCCTCCGTTTGTAGCTTTCCCTTATGAGATAAAAGATCCCGGCTACTACAGCAGTAGAGGAGTAGTAGAACAGGTAGCAGTATTTGAGGCAGAGCTTTGTAAATTGCTGAACGAAAAGAACGATGCGATGACATTGTTTAATCAACCTCTCTACAGAACAAACAGGGAGATCCCAAATGCAGGCAATATCCGTATGGCCCCCGGTCAGATCCTGCCTTACGACATTCAACCAGTAGCACAGCAATCTCCACCTATCAGCTTTGATCAGCAGATGAACCTGATGCGGGAGATAGCCCAGCAAAGGATCAGCACTCCAGACTTTGGATTAAATCAAACTCTAGCTTATCCAGAACGAAGGACAGCTACAGAGGTTGAAGCAGTTAGCAGCCTTTACCAGCAGAGCACAGATTTGAGGATGAGAATCTTCAGGATTGCTTTAGGAAAACTTTACAGAATGAGCTGGTCGATGCTGCAGCAATATGATGCTACAGATCTGAACTACTGGTATTTGGATACAGCTCAGGAAGTTCCACAGGAGGCAATTAGCCAGAATTACAACATTCAACCTACTGGATCCGCTGACGGTGTTAATAAACAGTTCTTATTCCAGAAAGCTATGACGAGACTGCAGATGTTCAATAATGATCCTTTCATTAATCAGGGACAACTCAGGAAGTCCGTTCTGGAAGCAGACGATGCAACACTGGTGAAGAGATTATTTCAGGATCCAGATATACAGGCATCAGATCAGGCAGAGCAACAAGCTGAAGAAATCGGAATCTTGAGACTAGGATTCCCTGCACAAGTTAAGCCTGCTGATGATGATCTGGTACACATCCAGACAGTGATGCAATACATCCAACAGAGAGCACAAGAAGGGGCAGCACCTGAGCCAATAGAAGGACAGATGTTGCAACAGCACTTGGCTGCACACGTTAATCAGTTGAAAGAAAAAGATCCAAAAGCAGCTACAGAAATTGAGCGGGATCTTAATGACTTTTTTGAGCAAGCAGCTCAAGCAGCAAACAATGAACAAGCTAATGCAGAAGTGGCGAACGCTGAGGGCGTTCAACCGGAACAACGGATACCCGAAGCCCCAGCAATGGAGTGATCAGGATACTGAAGCACTCAGGGCTTTCTTCGGTTCAACAACAGGACGGAAGTTAAATAGTTCTTTATTGTCGTTGCACTTGCATCAAATGGAGAAACTAATATCCAGCAGCAAGGCTAATCTAGCTTATGAAGCGGGTTGGGCTGCAGGTTTTAAGGGTGCTCTGGCATCTATTGACGGGCTAATGGTAAGACAACCAGAAAAAGCTCCAGTAGAAGAAGGAGTCACAGATGATCTTGAGTGGTTATTGAACCCTAGAACTAATTAGAATTTATGTCTGAAACTGAAACAGTACAAGCTGGTGAGGTCGAAATCACACGCGAACAGCTATTAGGGCAGATTGCTGAAATAGACGGCAACGCCCCCGCGAGTGATACTGCGAGCACCCCAACCTCTGACAACGCAGCAGAGGAACCAACTAGCGAAACGGTCAATGTAGAAGACAAACCCAAGGAAGAAGCTCCTGAACCTAAAGAACAGGTAGAACCTTCTGAGGAACAACCGAAATCGAAATACTCCAGAGCTAAAAAAGCCCAAGATAGAGCTAATAAAAGCTGGAAAGAAGTAAACGCAGCTAAAGAAGAATTAAAGCAAGAGCAAGCAAAGTTGGCGGCAGATCGTCAAGAGCTTGAAGCTAAAAAAACAGATGCGTTCTCAGATATTCAGCAGCGAAAAGAAGCCGCAAAATTCAGTCCTGACGACTATGAGCAAATTGCTCAGGAATACAGGGAAGAAGGTCGTGACGATCTCGCAGAGTTAGCACTTCAAAAAGCTAAAACAGCAAAGGAAACGATCCAGCAGCAGGAAGTCCTTAACGCGCAAAGGACAGTAATGGAACAATGGGAGGCAAACTTGAGCCAGCAAGTGAAGGACAATCCGTCACTACAGGATCAAGACTCCGAACTGTACAAATTCACTTCTGAATTGCTTGATAGAAAGAAGATTTTGGCAACGTACCCAGAAGGTATCAATGATGCAGTGGAAGCTGCTAAACAGTTCATTAAGGCTAAAAGAGTAGACAACTTGGAAGCTGAAAACTCCAAGCTTGCAAAGCAAGTGGAAGAGTTAAACGGCAAACTACAAATAAACGGAACAACCGTTGACCAATCGGGTAGATTGGAATCCTTTGATAATATGAGTTCAGATCGACAAAGAAACGAGCTGCTCAAAATGGTAAAGGATCACGATCAACGGGGTGCAGTTATTAACTTATAAATAAAATAGAAAAATGGCAGGAATTACAGATACAGCTTCAACTGGCATTAGTAACAGTTTACAAGCTTTTTTCAGTAAAGAACTATTAAAACAAATAGTTCAAAACATCGTTCTAGAACAGTTTGCTAAGAAGCAAGCTCTTCCAGAAAAAGCGGGGAAAAACTCAGTTAGGTTTTTCCGTTATGTAGAACCAGCAACCACTGACATCAAATCTCTTTCAGAGGGTGATGGTCATACAGGTGGAACAGCTTGGGCTAAAGGTGCATACAAGGAAATGACTCTTGAGTATGTTGACGTAACACTCAGCCAATACGGTCAGGTGATTGGTATTTCTGATCTACTTACAGCTCAGGAATTATTTAATCATATGGAGCAGGCTACTACCGTTAACGGTCAGGATGCAGCTCTACACTTGGATTCTAAAATCCTTTACACACTCGCAGATGACACTTCGATCACTGGAGGAACTACAATTACAGCTAACAAAATTAATCGTTTTGCTGGTGCTTCAGCTTATTACTCAGCAGCTCCTACATC